GTTTAACGCAGTGTTATCCCAACTTCCACTTTGAGTACCGATTGTACTGAACTTAGTATCTACACTCGCAGTGTAAATTCCTAAAGTACTATTCTTAGTATCTTGTGAAGATGTGTATGAGTTTAGAGAAGCGGTACTACTACCTACTGCAACAAATTTTGTATCTACTGATGCAGTGTAACTTCCTAATGTACTATTTTTAGTTTCTTGTGATTGTGTGAAAGCATTTAGTGCACTTATATCAACTGAACTTGTTTCTACTGGCGTTCCGTTGATTGTTAGATTTCCTTGTATCTTAACACTACCACTAAGGGTTTGTATATCAGATAACTCATCTCCAAATTGGTTTGAACCACTAGAGTAAATTACTGATGAGGTTTCATAAAGAGTTTGAAGATATGTAAACGATGCCGAAACTGCACTGATGTTTGTGAATGTTTGATTCGCACTAAAGTTATTATCTACGTTTGTTCTAGCAAAACTACCTGTTTCACTTTCAGTTACAAAACTTCCACTTTGAGAACCTAAGTTACTCCACTTAGTATCATTACTACCAGTGTAGGTAGCAAGTGTACTATTTTTAGTTTCTTGTGAAGAAGTAAATGAGTTTAAAGAAGCAGTACTTGAACCAACCGCGGTAAACTTCGTATCTACTGATTGGGTAAATGAATTTAAGTTTGTATTATCCCAACTACCAGATTGTGAACCTATGTTAGAAAACTTTTGGTCTACTGATGCAGTGTATGTACTTAATGTACTATTTTTAGTATCTTGTGATTGTGTGAATGAGTTTAGTGCACTTATATCAGTTGGTGTTGATATGAATGAAGAGGTAGGGACTAATTTAGATACATCACCTACTCCACCTACCCATGCGTATCCTTGTTGTAGGGATGATGTAAATGTTCCACTAACTAATAAAGATGTATTTTGTAAATCAACTTTAGATGCAAGACCTAATTTAACAATCTCAAACGAACCACTTGTAGTTCTTACACCAAATGCAGTTGATGGATTGTTATCGTTTCCATACATCAATATTGCTTGGCCATTCTTTATATCTACTTGTTGGTTAAATGTATTATAACCTGTGAAGGTATTACTACCCGTTGTTGCAAATGTAGTATTTAATATCTCTTGTGATGCAGTAAATGCATTTAAAGAAGCAGTACTTGAACCAACTGCAACGAATTTACTATCTACTGATTGGGTAAATGAGTTTAATGCTGTATTATCCCAACTGCCTGATTGAGTTCCTATTGTAGAGAACTTAGTATCTACTGATGCAGTATAAGTAGCAAGTGTACTATTCTTTGTTTCTTGTGATTGAGTGAAACTATTTAAAGAACTTATATCACTACCACTTACATCAGGCAACACTACACTAAATGTACTACTATTTCCTTTAGTAAAGGTTAAAGTATTACCACTAAAAGATGCAGTATATACTGCTAAACTCGCAGATGTATTTAGGGATGCAGTAACACTACTTAATGTACTATTCTTAGTATCTTGTGATTGAGTGAAACTATTTAATGCTGTATTATCCCAACTACCACTTTGTGTACCTATTGTAGTAAATTTTGTATCTACACTACCAGTATAAGTTGCTAGAGTACTATTCTTAGTATCTTGCGAAGATGTAAATGCGTTTAGAGAAGATGTACTTGCTCCAATTGCACTATTAATTGTATATTGAGAAGCAGTGAATGCGTTAAGAGCAGAGATATCAGTTGGACCACTACCACTTACATCAGGTATTACTACACCAAATTGAGATGAATCTCCCTTAGTAAAGGTTAGAGTATTACCACTAAATGAAGCAGTTATTAAACTACTACCTGTGATTGCAGATGTTACCGAACCAAAAGAAGATGTTGGTACTAAAGATGTCTTATTATTACCATCACCAACCCATGCATATCCATTTGCTAGGGATGCTGTGAAACTACCACTAATAGATAAACTACCTGATGTATTAACACTTATACCTATTGAATTACCTAAACCATCTTGCAACCCTACTAATGTAGATGATGCAGTATTATCAGTCTCTAAATGAATTAGTGATTGATATGATTTTGATATGTAAAGGTTGGATAAATTTCCCATATATTTTTATTTTATTTTAATTCGTACTCCATGTTCTAAAATTAGCATCTACCCCACTCCATGCTGAAGGAGTTGTTATCCAAATTTGAGGATTAATCCACAATTCACACGTTGGACAATTTTGTATTTCTCCTGGTAATAAGATAGGTAAATTTACCAAATCAAACTCCGAAGTCATAATAGGTTCTACTATTGTATAACATATTAAGTTGCCATATGTATTTGATAGTCCTGGTGTCTTTAGTGTAGAAAATACACCTCCAACGGGAATATCACCATCTATTGTTGCCTTATATCTTAAACCAGTTAAACATTCTTCAATGATAAACGCCTCATCCCCCATCAAAAAAAAAAGACAACGATTACGGTCATTGTGAGTAGTTAGAGTAAACTCTGCGACCCACCCTGCGAGTCCGTTATCAAATCTATCTGCAAATGGGGTACAAATAACATCCTCATTTATTTCAAAGTTCTGAACCCCTCTTTGAGTAAATGATGTTAGGTCATTAACAATCGCTAGTGCGTTTGCATATACATCTACTTTATCATCAACTCCAAAATAAGGAATAATCTGTCCATTATCTCTACCCTCACTCTCATTATCTCTTAATTTAACTTTATCTGCTATTACTAATTGACATTTGTAATTTGTTACATTTGTACCAAAATCAGTTTCTAGAATTTGAATATTACCAATTGGATATGCTGGATATTCTCTCTCACCTAAATCAAATAAATCTCCAGTAGTAACGACTTGGATTGATGGGTGATTACTCATTATAGTCTTAAAATAATTTAGAGCATTATAATAAAGAGTATAGTTAGTTCCGGTATTATTTACTATTGGTATGCTCATATTAATTTGGGTATAATTCAAATAAACAACGATTCTTATCGTTGTGGGTTGTTAAAATAAATCCTATCGTCCATCCTGCAAGTCCATTATCAAATCTTTGATAAAATTGTTGACAATTTATTTCAGAATTAATATCAAATCCTTGTATTCCTCTTTGTATAAATGCTGTTATATCATTGGTTATACCTAATGTATTTGCCCATATATCTACTTTATCATCAGTACCATAATAGGGTACATCTATTTCATTTGTTCTACCATCACTCTCGTTATTCTTTACTTTGTACTTGTCAGCAATAACGATTTGCATTTCGTAATCAGTAGTTGTTTCTCTAAATCTTGTGGTTACAACATTTATATTAACGGCTGGATATGCAGGAAATGCTCTTTCATCAAAATCAGCAAGGTCTCCGTTGCCAACTGATATAATGGATGGGTGTTCTGCACAATATCCTCCCAATGTATTAATTAAATTATAATATAAAGTGTAGTTTACATTTGTATTATTAATAATTGCTGCCATAGTTTACAATTGTATACCGCCGAAGTATTGATTACTTTGGTCTGGATATATTTGAGTTTGATTACCAACTGATTGATTGTACTGAGGAATATATTGAGAATACGCAACTAAATAGTTTTGTAATCTTAATGCATAGTAATCCGCGTTATTAAGAGCCTTATTAAGAAGATAATCTATTTCTGATTTAGAAGGTGCTATTCCCTGTTCACTCTGTTGTTTCACTGCACCATTCGATTTGAATTGGACACTGCTGAAGGGGATGTATTCCACACAAGCATACCATATCAAGCAGTTCTTAATATGGTCATCTAAAAGGTCTTGATAATATGCAGAAAGAGAACCGACCGTATTGGCTAGAATTTGGTCTTGTAAGTAATCAAATAGGACAGTTCCTAAAAGATTCTTTAAGTATTTATCCTGACTCGTTCTAACAAAAGGTAAGAGTGCATCTGCATCTATTGCCCCTTGTAGTGGAGAGTTTTTAATTATATCGTTTCGGTTTATAAAAAGTGCGTACGCCATATATTCTTAGTTTAAAAGTTTTCCATTATTATCATACATTTCATATTCTCTACTAAAGAATGCCCTACCCATTGTTGTAGGAAGTGCATCTTGAACAGTTTGGTCTCCACTATCTTCCGTAGTTGCAGGGTTTTCCATTTCTTTATTCGTTTCATCTGCAACTTCTCCAACTGTCTTATCAGTATCTTCTGCTTGTTGAGATAGAATAGCTAATGGAGTTAATTGGTCAAAGTATAATTCCGTATCTTCATAACCACCCTCAGTCAATGCTGCATCTAAAGCATTTAGAATAAGGTTTTGGAATGGAGAGATAGTCATTGTTTGCATGATTGAGAATGCTGTTTGCATCTCTTCTGATTGAGAACTAAAACCTGTTGTCTTACTTCTTATACCAAAAAGGAGAGGAGAGGTAACTCTATGAGCTACTAATATTCTGTCTTGAATATAATCAGCAACATACTCATACTTCTCATGTAAGTTATCAATTTGTATTGTATCTATACTGGGCTTAGTTTCAACAGAATCGTTAAATGATAACATGAAACGACCTGCGTTATCAGTACCAGTAAACTTTGCTTGAACTAAATCCTCTATGGTTTGTCTTTCTTCCGGTGCAGGAACTCCATTATTAAAGTTAATCATTACTGCAGGTAAGAAACCATTAGTGATGTTATTAAAATGTAAGTTACTTATCTCACCATCAGATATTGCTAATTGCATTGCTGATACCCAATCAGGTAGGGAATAATAGTATAGACCAGGACAGTAATTCTTAATCCAAAGTAATTCTACTTTTTCATTAGAAGTACCAAATGCTGGTAATTTCTTTTTATCCTTTATCTTTCTTTGGTCATTCCAATCAGTACAATAATAATAATTTTCTATCTTAGGATTATTACCAATCTTTTCAGCTCTTAGTGTTTGTGCTGGGACATGGTAAAACTTAATTACCTTTGTATGGTCATCGTTCCAATAGACTTGGAATGCTGCATTACCATAAAGTTTTAAATCAAATGCTACTCTT